GCGCTGGCCAATGGCTCGTCGAATCTGGGCGATCGCTAATCAGCGGGTTAGCCAGCGGGATCAACGCAAACAAGGGAGCTGTTTGGGACGCGATCAAGGACTTGATTGGAGGGATCCCCGGCAAGTTCTGGGACCTCTTGAAATGGGCTGGCGGGACGTTCACGCAGAGCGTCACATCCGACGGATATCAATCGACTGGTTCGATGTCTGGTGTGAATGCCCGTATGGCAGGCATCAGTGGCGGTTCCGGATCGGGGAATGTGTTCAACATCTCGATCCCGATTCACGGCGGCACGTTCAATGGGGCGGATGACCTGGCGGAGGAGGTGGCGCGCAAGCTGATCCCGGCGATCGCGGGGGCAGCTGGCGCGCACTTCTCTGCGAATGGAGTCGGGTAATGCTAGCTCCCAGAGATTGCTTCGACGCAATCCTTGGCCTCATCGACGCCGTCATCGGCCGCGGACATTTCGGCGTCCGTAGAATCGCCGTCAGGCCACTCGGAAAACTCTTGTGCCAATCCATCGACGGCCAAGATGATGCCCGTGTCGTCAATCTTGTTGGTTGCCCAGACGCCGATGTCGCCATCCATACCGGGGCCCTCCATCAGCGCAGCAACCATCCAAATCTTCTCGAAGTCTTCAGAACGCACGGCTTGAAAATTGGTCAGGATGACACCGGTCTCCGCAAGGATGCCGATCTGAATGTTGTCCTGCACGGTTTGCGACACGTCTTCGCATCGCTCGCCCTTTTCAGGCTTGTCTTCGCTGGCTTCCTCCGTCGGCTTGTACTTATCTACCTGCTTACGCAGTTGAACGATCTTCGTGGCCTGAAAATCAATGGTGGCCTGCATGGCTGCGATCGTCCCTTCGGGATCGTCGCCCTGAGCGATTGTCGGACCACCAAAGCTGAACGCGGCAAGCACGATGACAAGCAGAGCCGTCGAGAACACGAGAGCGCGGCGCATCGTCGATTCCTTTCTCAAGCTCGGATAAGCGTACGGATCATACCTGAGGCGGTGGCCGCATGAGCACGCGTCCCGTCACGCCGTCCACCGTTGACCCGCGCCCGTGGTCACCCGTCGGGTTTGGCG